AAGTTGCCTGTCGTGCGACTTCCCTTTTTTGATTTTCTGCCAGTTCTCAATTCCTGCCTTTATCATGTACCCGAACACACCCATGCGAAGCACTTCTGATGTTTCGCTGATCAGTGTGGTCAGCACTGATGTGTCTGCGAAGTGCCAGATCGCTATTACTGAAAACAGTTCAATGATGATGTAAAGCAGCACGCAGACAACCACAACTTTTTTTGAAAACTCCATGATCCAGCTTGTCAGCGACTTCTTGCGTCTTTTCTTTCTTCTGCTTGCTGGTATTGTATAGCTGTACTTCTCCACGCGCTTTCCTCCTGTTACTCTTCGATGTACTGATGTGGATGTGATTCATCAATGATCTTGTCAATTCTATCCACACGCTTATGAAGCTGCTTCAGACTTTCCGATGCCCTGATGTAATACTCCCTGATCTCTTTCATTTCGTTTCTGTATGATCCCATTTCAGACTTCACTTCAATCATAGTATTCTGAATGTTTTCCAGTTTGGTCAGGATCGTTGCATCCTCTCTGGCTTCGTCCTGTGTGTCCTTCTTCACGTTTCTGTTGCGTGTACTGATTCCGAAGAAGATTGCAAACGCAATCGACACGCCTGAAAGTAACAATGATACTTCAATAGTCATTTTCTTTTTCCTCCGTCAAATATAATTGCGAAGTGCTGCTTCGATTGCATCGTTTTCGTCTTCTGCCCTTTTGCGCTTCCCGAATAGATCGTCAAGCCTGTCTGTGGCTTCGTCCTGCGTCTGTATCGCTTCGATTCCATGTTGCGCCATTATTTCTGCCTGTTCCCTGACAATGTCTGTCAGAAGCGTATTCACGGCGCACAGCCTGTCGATCAATTCAATCTGCGTCATTATTCTTCACTGGCTTCATACTCTTCGCCAGTAATTTCCTTGTATTCCTCTGCTGTGATGCCCTTTCCTGCTCTCTTCTCATTCAGCACAACCCAGCCTTTCAGTGTGTCTTTTGTGATATAGTCCATTTCCCACTTTTTCTTCAGCGAATCGAACTTTTTGCTGTGTACCTTTTCGGTTGTTTCTGTGTTTGTTCCTGTGCTTGTTTCTGCCATGCTTATACCTCCATCATTTCTTGCATCATTGCCACGTTCATTTCAATTGATGACATTGACTGCATGATCATCTTTGTTGCTGGACTTTCAAGCTCTGCCTGAAGTCTTGCATATTCTTCCTGTGTCATAGTCCTTTCGCTGTACACATAGACAGTGCGGTCTTTTTCTCCGTCAATGCCCTTCCTGATCTGCTCTGCGATGCTCTTTCGCTGATAGACCACTGTCGGGCTTGATGTCGTGTCCCACTCTGTCGGCTTGTCCATACTTTCTGACTGATACCATTCTGACATCATTGTTCTTCACTCCTTTCTTTGAATGCTTGCTGACTTTCTTTTTCAGTTGCTTTATATTGACATATGGCTTGATATGATCTTCATAAAAGCCATAAGTGTCCGTATGTGTAAACCAGCCCATTGATGCCAGCATTGCTGAAGCATCATACCAGTTGACTTTCTCTTTCTTTGCAATTCTGTGCGCCTTCTTTGTTGCACGCTTCAGGATTGATTTGCGAAGCGTTGTGCGATTGTAATGAAATACAAATCCCATGAAGTCTAGCGCACGCCCTCTGGTCTTCGGTTTCTCTTTTCCTGTCTTCTTGTCAATGACTGGCGGTGCTTTCCTGTCGGGATATTCAAAACGGAACACTTGCCAGTTGTATTTGATTTTCTGATGCATTTCATTTTTCATATATTCCGACATAACATCTTTCAGTCTGTGAAGTTTCTTTTTGTTTCTTCCGAACGCAACAATGTCGTCCGCGTATCGAATTGAATGGTCAACGCCGCCCAGTTCCTTCCACTCTTCAACAATCTTGTGATCGAGTTCTTTATAATTCAGCTGCGTGAACCATTGTGAAGTCACGAACCCAAGCGGAAGCCCTGACAAAAATTCAGTATCTTTCCATTGTTCATCCTCGATCCATTCCCGATCAAATTCAGGTGGCTTCATTGTCGCTTCATGCTCCATGACTGTGCTGCACAATCTAACAAATCTTTCGTCTTTGATCACGCGTTTCATCTTTGTTTCAATTACGCGAATGTCTTCTGTATCGAAGCAGTGTCTGACATCTGCCTTCAGGATATAGAACTTCTTTCCTTTATAGGCTTTTATCCACTTTTCAACTTGTTTCTTTCCACTGTGGCAACCTCTGTTCGGTATGCTTCCCAGTGCGTGTTCATATAGTCCATGAAGCACGATCGGTTGAAGCTGTTTTATGATGCAATGATGCACGACCTGTTCATACTGAAATTCAGGTTTTATGATTTCCCTGACCTTTCCGCAGCTATATTCGTTTATCAGCATCTTTTTATGTTCTGGCGGTTGATATGTTTCTTCTTCCAGCATTTTTTGAAGTGCTTTCACATGTTCCTGAAGACATTGCGGTTCAGGTCTGTCGTTTCCGACTTCTCTTTCTTCCTTCAGCACTCTGGCGACTTCGGGACGTGTCGTCTTGCGCTTTGCTGCATCGTGAAAACATTGTGTGATGTTTTCTTCTTTCAGCAATTCTTCAAATATATGTTTATATGTCTTCATTCAAAAGGTTTCCTTCTTAACACCTGTTGCACGTTCGTGGCTTTTGCCCTACTAGCACAACCCTTTCTTCGGTTTAACTTTCGCCAAGTGGCGCGGAATATCGTGTGCATTAGGTTATTGTCCCATGATTGTTAAGAGTGAGAGCCGCCGATGTTCCAATTCGCATTCGAAGCAGTGTTGTTCAAGTTGACGTAAGCACCGCAGTTCGCGCCGTTGTTGGTGTTACCACCGACAAGCGCGACCGCAAGGCAGAAGCATCGGAAGGCGCACACAATATCCCTATTATTTAATTTTTCTTTTTACTTACACTTCAAGGGGGATTGCTCCCCCTGTCCCCCTGTGCGGCTATGCCGCCAAAGGTTCTTCACAAGAAGGAGAGCCGCCGAAGCTCCAAGGCGCAGACGAAGCAGAGTTGTTCAAGTAGACGTAAGCACCGCAGTACGCGCCGTTGTTGGTGCTACCACCGACAAGCGCGACCGCAACAATCTTCACGTTGATCCAGTAATAACAACAACGATATGTCGAAGCACTGCCGCCGACAGATTTGACAAATCGTCCATAGCGCGTCATCAATGTGTCTTTCTGCCATCCTTCTGTCTTGCACGCTGTTCCGACTTTTATGTAGTCTTTCCCTGTCAGGTTATAAGGCGGCGACATCTTCACTTTGATTGTTCCGTTGTCGCATATATAGCCCACAAGTCTGTCCCAGCGGTTTCCCCATAGTTTTTCGCAATAGAACGCTTTGACCTCATGCGTTCCGTCATTATATCCGAAGAACTGTCCTTTTGTGTCCAGTGTTCCTGTCACAACTTTTCCGTAGTCTTTTGATGAATCATTGACATATGTGCTACATACGCCCTGACCGAACTTCGCCTGAAAGTTTTCAGACTTGCTGATCAATGTCAGAAGACTTTCGATCAGGTTTCTTCTGCTCCATGAAATGATCGTCCAGCCTGTTCCGTTTGCTGCTGCCCTGCTGATCTCTGTCTGTGCGTTTGTGTTGCAGTCCAGTTTCTTTCCTGACAAGCTGCGAAGTTTCGCGCCGTCATAGCTGCCGCCGTACATAGGCATGTACATATGATCTGCAATGCTTCCATCTTCTCTTGTGTATGCGTCTGCGTTGTAGTTGCTGTCAACTCTTGTGTCAGATACGATGATATATTCATAGTTTCCGACTTCGTACTGACACAGCCACATCAAAGGAAATTCAGACATCGCATTCAGTGTCGTTGATGCGTCCCCGACATCGGATGCAGTGCCATCCAGCTTCTTTGAATGGTCTGTGTGGTTTAATTCATACGCGACTGTTCTGTCTGCCTTCAGCATGACTGGTCTGTTCTGCTTAATGAAGAATACTTCGCCCCATGAGCCGAAGTCGAATGATCCGTCTGTGAAGTTCATCTTCGCTGGCGTGAATCCTGCTGCATCGTACAGATATGTGATGCGCGTGTCAGGATTGCTGTCAGCCTTGTTGATCTTGATTCCATATCGCTTGACATTGCTGAATTTTCCATCTTTATCCTGAAGCTGTGCCAGTATTCCTGTTGTGTCAGCCTTCACAGCGTCAAGCGTTTCTTTGTCTGCTACATAAAGCCTTGCCATTTCTTTTTCCTCCTGTTATGTTGTTTCTTCCAAGTACACAAGCCCTGCTTCAACGCCGATTGTGTACTTCTTCCCTGTCGCAGAATCCGACATTGAATTGATCCCCTTCTGGATGTCCTTGCAAGCTGCCGCGCCTGCCTGTGCTGCTGCTGCCTGCTGCTGTGCCGACTGTGCTGCAGCGTTTGCTGCTGATGTCGCCTGCTGCATGTTTGCGTTGAAGTTGCTGATCTCCGAATAAATCTTTGCAAGGTTTTCTGTGTCAACAACTGGCTGAAGGTCAAGAAACTTATCTTTTCCGTTTCCAATTCGCAAGATGTACTTTCCTGATGCAGTTTCTTCAACGCCCCATTCATTCACTTCAAGGATGCGTCCTGAAGCCTTCCAGTTCGCTGTCGTGTCCTTCTTCGGTTTGACTGTCCATGTTGCCATTGTGTTTCCTCCTTCCTACACTGTGCCTGCGTCTGCTTCACATTCCTCTGTTGTGAATGCTGTGCCGCCATCGCAAGTCATCGGATCAATGCTGATCGCTGTGCCGCCGTCAATCGTGCTTCCGACTGCTCCCTTGATGTCCAGCATCTTTTCATACATTTTTTGCAATTCTTCCTGTGACTTGTATGTTTCTTCAGCGCGTGCCGCTGCCGTGTTTGCTTTTCCTGCTGCTGTATTCGCTGAAGAAGCAGCATTGTTCGCCGCCCCTGTCGCTTCCTGCATGATCTGAAGCTGCTGTTGTCTTGCCGTTTCCGCTGTTTCCCTGTCCTTTTCACTTTTGTTTCTTCGGGCTTCAGCATTTATCCTGTCAACCTCTGCCGATGCTCTGGCAGCTTCAGCAACCTTCATCGCAGCTTCTACCGACAAAATATCCTGTTTTGTTTGAACTATATTGTCGATGTACCGCTGCACTTTGTTTTCAAGTGCCGTGATCTCGTTGCAGCTTTCAATCGCAGCATCATTCCTGTTTGTTTCTTCGATCTCGATTGTGAACGCCTGTGAAGATAACA